GTGCGGCTGCTGTTGCTGAGCCGCCATCTGCCTAATTTCTGGCGAAATTTCAGGCACAGAGACAGGATTGTTGATTGGCAAGCCTTGCATCAATAGACGCTGCTGCTCTTCGGTTAATGCTTCTTGCATTACATCAGCCCTCTTTGCGCTGTATTAAAATAGCCGGTTGGTAGTTGAACTGCTTGCTCTGCGGAGCCGTAGTCAGACAGTCCTTTATCCATAAACGCTTGCATTCGCGCATTACGTCTTGCGAACTCGGATTCACTGGGATCGAGCTCTCCATTCATAGCCATTCGGATGCGTTGCTCTGCGTAAACTGCCGGATCTTGAACAAGCCCTCTGACCGCCTCGATGCTTGGCTGCACTGTCTGCATCGCGTAAGCGCCAGGATTGCTAAACGCCTCGCCAACCTTGTCAAAGCCTGCGCGCGTGCCTTTAAAACTGTCGCCTAGCAACTCGCGCATGGTTTTGTCGTCTGGCGTCAGTAGCTCTTCCATCTCGCCTTCGCTACTTAACAATGCGTTTGGAAGACCTGCCGCCGTCGAGGCTGCTGACATAAGTTTGTTGAACATTTTAGCTCGCTGGTAGTCCGATGTTTGTGCCGGTGCCTCTGCTAGTGCTCGTCAGCGGGTTAGGCAGCAAGCCAGCACCACTGCGAAGCACGTCAAACATGCGGAATGGATACTCTCTAGCCTCTGCAAATCTGCGGTAACGATCATCAAGCAGCTGCTGCGCCGCGGCTTGCTGCTGACCGCCAACTCCTTGTAGCGCCGCCGCGTCCGCAAACTGCGTGCCGCGTAAGTCGCCGCCAAGATTCGCCAGCTGGGCAGCTGCGCCCTGGCGCATGCCAGACGCCTGCATGCCGGCTCGCTGGTTCGCGAGCGCCGCCTGCAACCCTGCGTCGGCGTTAAAACGCTGAGCATCGAAACCAAGTTGCTGGTTGCGCAGCGCCGCGTTTTGATTAGCCAAAGCCGCACGCATCTGTGCGTCTTGGTTCGCCAGCTGTCCGCGCTGATCAAATTGCGCCGCTTGGATGTTGCCTTGCTGCGTTGCTTGTTGCGCTGCCAGGTTGTTGGCCGCGTTTAGCTGTCCGGCGCGCATAAAGTTTGAAGCTGATGTGGTGTCGGCTGCTAAGCCTGCTTGCTGGTTGGCCAGTGCTGCACGCATGTTGGCGTCCTGCGAGGCTAAACCGCTTTGCAATCCCATCTGAGCCATCTGCTGGCTTGCTTGTTGAGCTCTGCCTGCCGTGTCTTGCGCAGCTGTCAAAGACGCCCGCTGATTTGCTTGCTGGCGCGCCAAGTCTGCCTGCAGATTCTGGCCGCCAGCTGTTAAGCCGGCTTGCTGATTCGCGAGAGCTCTTTGTGTGTTTTGTTGCTGCGAAGCTAAACCGCTTTGCAACCCAAGGCGCGTTTGGTCTGCGCTTGCTTGTTGATTTGCTAAGGCGCGTTGCGTGTTTTGTTGTTGAGCAGCCAAGCCTGACTGCAACGCTTGTCGGCCCGTCTCCGTCTGGCCTTGCAAGCCAAATTGTCCGCTGGTGGTTGCTGCCTGCAAATTTGCTTGTTGGTTAGCCAAATTTGCTTGTTGGCCAAATTGCGCCGACTGAGCGCCAGCTTGTTGCGCACGATTTAGATCCGCTTGCGCCATTTGTTGTGCGTTCTGGAAGCCTTGTTGGCGTAAGTTGACTGCCGTGCGCGCTGCTTGATCTGCGAAGTTTCTGTTTGTTTCGGCTTCAACAAGGGCCTGCCGATCACCGCCAAACGCACCAGCTGATACTGCGCTTGCTGCGTTTTGGTTCTGCGTCATTTGCCGAGCGCGGTTTAAGTCGCCAAGCGCCGCGTCAATAACTCCGGTTGTATATTGACTTTGGTACGGGCTCAAATTTGTACCAGCCAATTGCTGAGCCTGCACAGTCTGGCCTTGCACCTGCTGTGCAGATATCGGGTCTACGCCGATTTGATTCGTTTGCACCGCTCCCGTCTGACCAACGCGATCTATTCCATCAACGCCAACAGCACTTGTCTGGCCGACCTGCGGAGCATTCAAAGCAGATAACGGCCCAATTTGTTGGGCGTTAATGCCTTGGCTTTGGATGTTACCGACACCCACTGGCCCTGTTGGGCCTACTTGCTGAGCATTAACGCCCTGTGCCTGCACCTGCTGATTACTAATAGGATCAAAGCCAAAGCCGGTTTGCACGTTCGATGCGCCTACATTACCAACCTGCCCTGGCGCAGTAATCGACCCGGCAGTTACTTGCGATGGCTGGAAACCTGTTTCTGCCCGCGTCGTCGCAATCGCATCGTTGATCTCGCCTTGACCTACGCCGGCCCGTGCGGTGTTTGCGGCCATGTTCATGCCTTCAAGTTGCGCAGGGGCTAATGGCGCAACCGTTGCGAAGTCGTAAGGCGTGTAAGGGGTTGCTGCGACACGCTGCCCTTGGCGAAACGTGTCAGTCAGAAGCCCTTTTAGCTCTGGGTCAAATGTTTGCTTAGAACTTGATTTGTTTTTTCCTAAACTCATAGTCTATATCTTCCAAAGTCAAAGTTGCGGAAATCAGGTTGCATGCCAGACATCACTGGCCGTGCTTGCGGTGCAGGCTCTGGAGTAAACGGCCCTGCTGTTGGCATTACAGCTGGTCGATATTGGTCACTGGCCATATCAAGAATAGGCATTGGTGGCGTTGGTGCCCGCGAGTCGTTGATCATTTCTTGCTGGGCTACGGGCTCTATACTTCTGGCGTATTGCTGGCCTGCAATTTCCAATTCATTTTGTAACCCGGCTGGCATTCCTCGACTGTCGTAACTTTGGCCTTGGCCTCCTATAAAGAAATCAAGAATAGGGATGTTTGGCGCAGTGCGTGCAGGCACGGGCGTCGGTGCAGGCACTTCGGCTTGCACTGGCTCACTGCCAGGTAGCGGAAAGCTTTGGTAATAAGCCATGTCTGGCTGCGTGATCTCAGTGCCAGAACCATAAAAGTCTTGGGGCAACATGGGAGGAGGAGCCATTGCCTGCTCAATGGGCGAAGGCCCAGCCCCTTGCTGTAGTTGGCCCATCAAGTCTGGGTTAATTCGTAACAATTGTTGAAGGCCGACGTTTGCGCCGCCGCCTGCACTGCCGTCTTTACTCATAGCTCTTTCACCAGTGTTATGTGGGCTTCTTGCCAGTTCATGTCTCTAAGCGCTTTTGTCCAGCCCTTGCGCCCGCTCATGCTCAGAGCCGAGCACTTCAAACTCTTTGCGAACGCGATCAAACTCGACTCCATATCTTTAATTTCTTCCAGGTCGCCAGCTGCTAAGAAAACGTGCAACGCGCGCTTGCGCGGGTACTGCACGATCTCAGTGACCATGCAGCTTTTGCTGGCCGGCCAAAAAAACATATCGCCGACGCTAATGAGCTCCAGCACGTCTTGGTATGTATGCGTGCCGCCTGCGCGCGCCAAAGCCATTTCTAAAAGCTCACGATATGGTCCGACTATGTCCTCTGCTGTATGTACGACTGCCTCGCTCATAGCGACGTCGCCGATATGGTGCCGTTGTTAGCAACCGTAATACTGAACCGAGTGCCGTCCGGGCTCTGCAGGATCAAACGCTCATTACGCAACTCAACGTCCTGATTCTTTTTGCGATTCAAGTTGTCAGCCTGCTCGATGAGGTTGTTGCGCTGGTTTTCTTGCACAAAATCATAGGCACGCTGCGCTTCTGGCAAAATCATCGTTTGCTGCCCTCGCGCACATCGAGCCGCATGGTGCCGACGCGCCAGCTGCTAGGCGTGTTGCCGGTGACAGTCATCTGCACCTGGCGTCCCTGAAAGCGCACGCTAGTTGGGTTTGCCATGTCGAACGGGCCAAACGTGCTCTCATCTGCATTAGGGTAAAAGCGCGTCTTAAATGTGGCAGTCACGTCGCCCTGCGTTTTCTCGTCAGGTATCAACGAGGTCGCGACCATCATGCGGTCGCCGTTACCCAGCTGCAGCGGGCCAGTTTGCGCAAAGACCGCGCTGCCAGAATCATAGGCATAGCCGACTTCGTGCTCGTAGATGTAGCCGTCTGGGCTGGCGTAGTTAGGGAAAACAAACGCGCCAACATCGACGCCAGCCGTGCGAGCCAGAGTGCCAATCTGCCAATGGTTCTCCATATAGTTGTAGGAGACGTAGCTGTCGTTTTCGCTTGACCCGCTGCTGGGATAAAACCAAATGATCTCGCTGAAATTGCTGTTCTGTACGGCGTAAACCTTTGACCGCTCGGTGACGTTAAGGTTCTCGAAGATGAAGTCGCCGACGCTGCTACGCAGCGGCTGCACGCTGCCGTTGTAGACAAAGAAGCCGTTGTTGCTCATCCAATAGGCCGCGCCGCCGGCTGTCGCGCATGCATTGGCGCTTATGACGCCGCACGCCGTGCCGACTTGCTGGAAGCCGTATATGAATGGCGGGCCTTGGTATCTGGCCGTATGTGCGTCTGTATCTGTAAGCAGCAACGTCTCGCCGCGCATGCGCTTGCCGGCCATAAGATTGCCGTCTGTCGCCAGGGTGAAACTGCCTGCCTGATTTGTAGCTGCGGGCGTCCAGACGTTGCTCTGTTCTTGATCAGAGAACGCAACCTTATTGCCAACGCCACCAGCCCCTAGCGCGAACACGAAACGCTCAGAGCTCACGACAATTGCGTTGTTGCCGGTAGGCGCGTTACTCAGTAACGCGGCTGCAGACGCCGGGCTGTTGGCCCACTGGTAAATCTTGCCGTCGCTCGTTGCTGACGCAATGACATACTCGCCAAATGTGTCTAGCGACCAGGTCGTTGCCGGCGTGTACGCGCCGCTGTCGGGTCTTGGCGTATTCCAAGTGCTAGCGCCCCATGTCAGTCCGCCATAGCCAAGGTTCTGTACTGCGTCGGCGTTGCCTGTTGTGAAGCCAGTGGGCGTGATGTCTGTGACTGTGTTGTCTTCGCCAATGAAGTACAGGTTCGTGTGCGTGCCTGCGACTGTGCGCCGGTTGCGGCTGTTATCAAGGTATGCGATCAACGCACGGCAAACGCCGCTCATGGCCGACGTCGTGCGAGCTCGCCAACCGCCTACAGGCTGCAGTGAACCTTCGTACCAACGCACAAGGTTTGCGTCAGACCATGTGTTGGCCTGCTGCAAATCGGTGCCGTTTTTAACGACGCCGGGTGGCGGCGCGATGTTAAGCAAAGACACGGTATTCACCTGTTTCAATCATGTCGCATAGCTCTTCTGCCCTATAGCCGACCTGCTCTGCCCACTTGCTTGCATTAAATTCGGTGCTGGCCCAGAAGTAATCGCCTGACTCCATAGCTGCCAGTGCTTTCTTGAAGCCAAGCAATTTAGTCAGACCAAGGTTAAATGCGATGTCGATCATGGCCTCTCGTCGGACACTGTCGAGTTTGCTGTACCAAGTAAATCGGTCTTTTAGCTCTTGATCGACGCGAGCAATGTCGTTGGCGAGCAGCATGTCGATCTCCGAGTCTGTGAGGCCAATGCCGCCGTTCTCGTCGATGTTGCGACCAACGCCTACCGTTATCTTGCCGGCACTGCACTTGTAAGCATGGCTCTTCACGCCTTCGTGCCGCTTGAGCATTTTGATTAGTCGCTCGCTCATTTTTCGCTCGCCTTATGAGACGCGCCAAAATAAAAAGCGCTGATGGTGGACAGCACTCCGAAGAGGTTGCCCAACACCAGCGAAACTATGGTGTCGCTGTTAGCGTCTGGTGGCTGAACTGTGACCATCGTTATGTAGCCGCCGACAAACAGCACCATCAAAATCGCAATGATTTTTGGCGTCCAATCCCCTGCGAAACTTTTGCGCGCGTGCTGCGTGTCTGCCGTCTGTAAGGCGAACACGTCAACGTCCAGCTTTTTCATTTGCACGGCAAAGTCATTGTCTGCCCGCTTAATTTCTGCCAGCTGCTCTGGCGTTGCGTTTTGCACTGCCTGCTGCAAAGCCTTGGGCTCTGGCTCGCAATTGAGCACTTTTGCAATTGCTGACGCTGCAGTGCCTGCCAACGGGCCACCGAGCGCCTGTGCGACGGTAGGTGCCAAGCTGCCAATGATTCCTTTGATTGCGTCAAACTTCATTCGTTAGTCCCATGTTTTTGTAT